GTCGAACTTATTCTTCATCCCCATGGCCCTCAACTTAGGACCAAGCGACGTTTTAAAGGTAATTCGGTCAACCCCAATCTTAGGGTCACCAAATATAGCCTCGGGCAACGTCAACGGCCTAAAAGTGACCTTCTTCGTGACGAGATTCTCAACGGGAACAACATCATTAACATATGCATACGCAGCACGTGTCCAAAGGCCCTCCGGGGCATCACACTGCAAGTTGACGTTGGTAAACGTCTGAATCCAAGCAGATTTATATTCTCCCCGATCATCCAATCCACGCAGCCGATTCGGAATCGCATACTCTACGGACAATTTTTTTGAAACAGTCTCATAAAACATACTCTTCTTTATAGACGAATGGAATGAGGATCCAACCGCAGAAGTAGAACCTAAAGGAAGAAGAAATGGCGTACATGTATTTCTAACTTCTGCATTCTCACTCAAGGGACCCAATTCAGGAAGAGTCCCCAGAGCCAACACATCAGTAACGGGAAATGGCGTCCTCGCACAAAACTTGGCGTAATCACTCTGAAGCAACTTACAACCACCCACAACCGAAAAAGTTTGAATCGGTCCGGGATATTTCGTTCCATACGAGATAACGCTCCCAATACAAGCACCGTCCCTAAAATGCACTACAACTGGCGACGCACAAGTTCCTTCTTTGGGAAACATCGGCCACTCTATTGTATCTAAATACTCCTCCTCATGAGGAGTACCCCTATACAAAGTACATTTAGAAGTTTTCGCCACAACAGACGTCGAACCTTCACGCAAAACAACGGTCACATTGTGAGACGTTCCAGGCAGACTCTCGGGCAAAAACTTATGCAAAGACGGAGCAAAGGGTCGATGATGATTCTTAAGCATAATAAATTCCTTATCAGGAAAATAAAACACATCAGAAGTTTCATACTGAACCCTAATTCCATCCAAAGTCAAATAAAATCGTCCTTTCGAAATTCCACCGGGAGCAATAAAGTGTTTACACAACACCAACGCTTCCGGTCCTAAAACAAAAACTTCGCAATCCAATCCATCTTGATCATCTGGAAACGAAATATGACTCTTCGCTGTCGCAACCTTACACTTCAAAATAAGGTCAGCAGCGGAAACTCCCAACGTAGCCAACTTAGCTGTAGTCATCTCGGCCTCAACCTTATTCCACTTTCGAGCGGTGGAAGGAGTATAGTTAGGCTCTCTATCGAAGGAGACGACCTCCATTGAAGACTCGTCAACTTGATCACGAAAAATAGCATTCCCAGAAGGATTAGTGGTAATCTGGCTACGAAGAACCAAACCAACACCACCCAACACGAAGGCAGCGGCTATCTTTTGACCATGTCGAATAACAAAGTCACGCAACTTCAAATATGCGCGATACATCCTAAATAACAACGGTATTTCCTCAGGTCGATTTGATAACTGTGCATAATACCTCACAGCTGTATCAACTCCAGGGTGACACACGAGTCGAAACTCTATGTTCTTAACAACCCTACGACCCACTTCTAACAACACTTTATCATAAACATCAATAGCATACATAAACACACAAGTAATGAAAACAAGAAAGGCAGCCCATGAAACAGCAAAATAGGTTACATTATATACAACAGCGGGAAAACTCAAAGGTTCATCGACAACCTCAGGTCCAATGTAAGCAACATACTCAGCTTCCTTAGCAAAACGCATGCAAGCAGGCGTTCTGCATCTAAAAACTTTATGCTCACCCGTAAAGTGAAGAGACGCAGCAATTCCACAGTCACATCTGCTCTTAGGATCAGAAAACTTGTCAAAAGCAGACTGTGCTCTAACAAAGTGATCATCCGATCGACGACAAACATAGTTAAGGAAATCATTCATCCCATACTTCACCAGCGTGGGAGAAAACTTAATGTGCATCTCCGTACACTCAACAACAGTGGGTGTAAACTTCACACAATCGTTACGCTCACCCTGTGACATGGGAACAGTATCAGAATACTTAAGCTTCTTTCCAGATGCTGTTTCCATCGATACTTTCACGAGAACTCCATCCTCAAGTCGCCTCTGCAACTTCGGAG